CTGTGACTCATCAAAAAAAACGCTGTGAGTGGTGGGCTCGTTTGAGCCAATGTTTGCAAGGTTTTTGGCTCGTTCTAATTGTGTTTTTAGGGCTTGGCCTCGGCGTGCGTTGCATGGTTTACAAGCTGGCACGAGGTTGTCGAGCGAGTTATCCACAATGCCTGAGCCAATCGGGGTTAGGTGATCGGCTTCGGTGGCGGCGTTGCGGTTGCACCAATGGCATACCGGGTTATCGGCCAATAGCTTTGCGCGGTTGCGTTTAAATTCGGTTTGGTTACGGGCTTGTGTGTTGGGGCTTGTAGCCATTAGCGGGGTTTCCCTACTCGTTCTAGCGCTTTAATGTTTTCGTGGCCAATGGCCCATAACACAATGTTTAAAGGCGATCCGGCTGTTTCTTTTCCATTCCGTACAAACGCTAAACGGCCTAGCCATACGCCTTTAGCGTCGCTTTCCCATAGTTGTTTATGCCAATTTCCACCGTTGGTGGGCAACAAAGCAAACCCGTTTTTATGGTTCAGCCATTTTTCGACCCACGGTTTTGGGTTGCTGTAAGGCGGGTTTAGCCAGACCGTACCGTGCCATGGTTGTTGTAAGCCGTCGTTATGTATTGAGTAATAGCTTTTTGTTGGTGTAAATAGTGGCCCGTTTATTGGGCTTGCTACGTCTAAATCAAACGTAACGTTTAAGGCGTCAAATAACCATTTTGGCGTGTAATAGTCATCGCTCGTAACAATTGGTTGGACGTCGGGAAAGAGCATCATGGCTCACGCCCTCGCTTCGCTCGGTTGTGCTGGCGCGCCGCCGGTGGCGGCTTGCCGACGCTTTAACGTTTCGGTTGTCATGTCGGGTTTACCTCGCTTGGTTTGTTTGTAGCAAACGTTAGTTCGTTGTGTTAAAGCCTAGTTGTGTAATGCCCACCCCCGGGGTTGCCCTAACCCGGCCCCACTATCTTTGTATGTCTTTAGCCTTTGCCTCGTCGCTTTGCCTTACTTGCGTGTCGTATTGCCCGTTTTCGTGCGCGACGATCTACCCGCGTTACCGCGACCTCTACCCGACAACCCGCAACGGCTGTAGGTGCTTGGCCCGTCAAGCGGGCAGAACTCTGAGGAACCAACTAACCGGCCGGGGTTTTCTGCAGTTTGCCCGGCTCCTATGCGTGATGGCTAGCTAGTTGGCTCCTCACAATCCTTTTATTTGTAAAGCTCAGGCCGGCTGAGCCGGTGCGTAATGAATTCTTTATCTGAGGGTCGCCAAACGTAGTTTTCGACGCCAGCCAAGGCAAGTATGCCTAGCCATGTTTCTTGCCGTGTGGACGTTTTACCCTTTTCGGCTTTTAGCTCAGCGAACATAAGTTGCCCGGACTTGTGCGCAAGCACTAAATCGGGAAAGCCGGCGAAACCTTGTATTGGGGTAGCCCAACGGCCGCTTGCGTATTGTGCTGGTAGGTCGTGGTGAATTAGCCAGCCGCACGTTTGCGCTAGCTCAATTACCCAATTTTTAAATTGGGCCTCGGTCATGGGTTAGCCAACCTAAGTAAATCGGTGCCGTAATTGTCGTAGGACGTTTCTAGGCGCCCGTCGGCAATCATTAGTTGGACAATGGCCCATTTACGATCGAAATTTGTACCGGGCAAACTACGCACTAGCCAACGTTCGCTACGCCATGCACCATCAAGCATTAGCACCGTGGCGGCTGCCTGAAGCTGGCCGGCTGTCGGTTCGTCGCTCATTGTTTCCACGCCTCGATAACGCGGCGCGCCTGATCGAACGTCAAGGTTTCGACAATCACGGCCGTATCGCCTAAAAGCTCGTGGATGGCTTCCAAAATGCCTAAATCGTCGAGGCCGCGGCGTTTGCCTAAATCATTGACAAAACGTCGCTGCCCGTCAGTAGCAAGCCGGGGGCTAGTTTTGCTGCCCGCTACTGCTCGGTTGGCGTCCGTGCCGCCCATCCGTTGCACTTTGGCCATTTCCTCGCGGCTGGCCTTTTTAGTCCAATCCGTTGGCGCGTACCCCGCTGCCGCTAACGCTCGGCCTTGGGCGCTGGTGCTGCAATTCTCAATACGGCTAGTCGAATTAACGCCACGTTCGGTAAGTATTTCCTCGGCGTAATCAACCGCGGCCGGCATCATTTGGGAACGGTCAAAGTAAACGGTGGCTTTCATCACGACGCGCTCGCCATCGTCAAACACAAGCTCGGAATGAATAGCGCCGTTCGGATGATCAGCCCAAAAACGCGCAATACGCGCCGCTACTGGCTCGTAATCGTCAAGCGCCATGTGCCACCGCCCAAACAATCGCTTTACGGTTGTACCGGGTTAAACGGCGTTGCCCGCTGTCATAAATAAGGCCGTCGCCAGCCAAGCTATTAACGCGCGCCGTAACGCTTTGCGCTGGTAGCTCGAGGCGTTGGCTTAGTTCGTCGCTGGTTAGGCCGCCGGCGGCTTTAATGGCCTCAAACACTAGTTGGCGTTGTTTACCGGATTTAGGCCGGGCTTTTACCGCGGCGTCAATGCTGGTGTCGGGCGAGTTTTTGCCTACCAATGTTTCGAAGCGATCTATGGCCGGTATGACGCGCTGCCCTGCAAGGCCGAGCGTTACCGTAAACATTTCTAGTTGGCCGTTCATTTCATTGCCCTTATTGCGTCGGCAGCTTCGTAAAGCACGTTCGCGCCGTACTCGTCGCCACTTAAAAACAAATCGGTAGCTATGCGTTTTACGCGGTCAGCTAGTAAACCGTTTTTGGTTGGCGGTTTAACGTTTTGTAGCTGGTCGAAAAACGCTTTGTAATGCTCAAGCCAGCGTTGCTCGCATTGTTCGTTAATCATGTGTCGGGTTTCCTCGCTTAATAGTTCGTCGGGTAAATGGTTATCAGTCATTTGCAGTATGCCACGGCGACCAACCGCTATTTTGCCAAATCGCTACCATGGCCTTTGTATTAACCCAAGGGTCATACAACATTTCGCACGTGTCTAAAATGCCTTTGGTTTGCAGCCAGCCGTTAGGCCAATACGTGCTTGGCCGGCACCAAAAACCGTTTATTTGGTAAATGCCGAACGAGCCGCCGGCCGTGTCGTAGGCGTTGTAGGCGTCGCTTGTGCAACGGCTCTCGCGTACTGCCACTTTCATAGCGGTTTCGAGCTGATCGTGGGGCAGCCCGGCAGCTAACGCCAACGTAGCGGCCTCTACACACGTCGTAACAGGCTCGCCTGCCTCGTAGACGTCAAACGCCGTTTTAGGCGCCTCTACGGTGCTAGTAGTGGCCAATGCGGGGCTGCTGGCCGCGGCCGGTAGCTCGCCGTATTCGTACGGCTGCCAAATCGTCGATACCGGGGGATTGGTTTCGTCGATCGCGGCCGGGTCAGCGGGCATAGCTGCCAGCCCAAAAAGGCTAACAACCACGCCACAAGCCCACAAAGTAATTTTAGTTATGTTGTCCATGATTACCGTTTCTCTAGTGGATAAGGCACGCCCCACGAGCCGCCAAACGTCCTAAAACACATTTGAGCGTCAAGAAAGGCACCGGTGTCTAGGTCGCGGAATAGCTGAAAAAGTACCTCTTGGCCGTTGTCTAAAACCGTTGTGTAGGTTTCGTAAACGAACGTTGGTATTTCTGCCATGTCGATTACCTTTCGTCGGTAATGACAACCCTAAACGATGGGTTTACGGTTGTGGTGGATTGTCTCCAAAAGCCTTAGAAATAGCGGCTTTTACCCTTTCCGGGTCACGTGCCGCGGATGGGCTTAGTTCTACGTGCCACCAATCGCCACCGGGCGCACCCGATACCGTTGGCTGGTCGTACACTTTCCACGCTTGCCGGTCGCAGCGCCACGCACGCCCGAAGCCGTGCAAATAGTCGATTACTAATTCGATACCTATTTCGTTGGCGTGTTCTAAGCACTTGTTAATAAACGCTTCGGATACTGCGCGGCCGTTAGGTACGCCTTTGTTTGGCATTTTTCTGTAGCTAGCGTCGTATGCCCGCCCGGTCGAATGAACACTAGGCGTGGTCTTTCCCCGCATCGATCGAATACCAAAATCGCCGTTATTCCACAACGCGCCAGCGGTACGGCGGTTTGCTTCACGAATAAAAACCGCTAGCCCGGGCGTTACCCCGGTGCCGTCACCGTCGTAACCCGTGTACGGGCGGCTAGCTGACAAATGCGCCGGCTTAGGCCGCGCTGTAGGATTTTTAGCTTTCTTTGCTGCCACGCCCAAAAGCCGTATCGTTAGGGTTAAGCCAACGCAACAAAGGCGGCAACACGGCAGCAATACCGGCCGCCAAAAGCTTTTTAGGTTCGGTTTCGCCAGCCATGTAAAGCGTTAGCGCACCGGTCAAAAAGCTGCGGGCGTAGCTGCCAATAATGGCTTTGTCTTTAGCGGTCATGGCTTAATCATGGTCTTTAATGTGTCCGTCTATTTTTGTTTCAATTCGGTCGAGGCTGTCTCGGACAATGCCGTGATCGGTTTCGTTGTCTTTAATGAGTTTATGAATGAGCGCCACAACAATAGAGAAGCCGCCAGCGATAACAATGCCCAAAATTCCATTATCCATGGCATTACGGCGCCGGCGGGTACGGGTTATCAAGCTTTACTTTGGCTACCGCTTCCCGCCATTCTGCCTCGGTTGCGTCGCCTCGCTGCCACTTAAAAAATACGGGGTCAGATTGCTGCTCGTACGCCACAAGGCGCGCAGCTTCTACCGCGGCTACTTGGTTTTCATACTGGACTTGTGGCCAAAGTGCGTCTAATTCTTTTTGGGTTGGCTTCGGGCTATCGGATAGCCAAATAAGGCCGTCGTATCCGTCGCCGTTTAACGTCCAAACCGAACCCGGGTATTTAGTAATTAAAATAAGTGTGTAGTCGATCATGCGCTGATTTCCATAACTGTAATACTCGATGCGGTACGGCTTCCCGAAACGTTGTTATCTGGGTCGTTTGATGAACGATTGACAAACGCCGACGAAGCTTCAGCTCTGATCTGCAATTTATAGGTTGTGCTAGACGTTGTTGCAGGATTGTCAAGAAAAATAGCCGGGTTTGCATCCTCTCCATTGGCGTTAGGCACAAATAATCCCATGCTTCTCGTACGGCTTCCGGCCGCGTCACCAACGTAAATGTCAGTAGAACCCCTCAAAAGTTTTGTTAAACCAATGCCACCAATACGAGCGTCGAGAAGCACCAAAACAAGGCTAGAAGTAGCTGACGGCGTAATAGATACGCTCATTCCGGTAACGTCCACAAATGTTGTGCTAGTTGTGCTGAAAGTGTCAGTTTTGACGGTTTGCACAACTTGCAAAATACGAAAAGCGCCACGCAAATTGTTCATTTGAGCCGCAGTCAAAACGGCCCCGGAAACGAACGATGCGGGCAGGGTAGTAGGGGTTGCCATGGCGCTTAGCCTAATACGTTAAAACTGTCCATGGTGCCATACACCGGGTCGTCGAGCAGCAGCGAATAAACCAGTTGCGCGACCGCGGTAAAATAACGGGTTGAGTGGCCGCCGGCAAACTCGATACGATGCTCAATACCCTCAATGGTCAAATCCTGCGCCATTGGCGACGGGCTGCCGCCAACCAAAATGGATTTTTGTACCGCGATGTAGTCGCCTATGTCAAGGGTTGCCGCCGTGTCTCGCTGGCTGGTTGTGAGGCTGCCAAACCAAGTGGCGATAGACGTAAACCGTGGTTCAGCCGTTGGCTCAAGCAAGTAATTAGCCAAATCCAAGGCGGCGGCGTTGTCGTGCAAAAGGCTTCCGTCGATGTAAAGCGACTTAATAAAAAATTCGGTTTGGCTGGCCGTGTCGTTTACTAGCTGTTGCGTACCGCCCGCGGGGGTAATGGCTACCCGGTTAATAATGTCCTCGGCCTGAAACGAAATTTCCAAATCGTTGTATTTGGCGCCGGTGCCATCGTCTTTAAAGTAAAGCTCGGGCGCGCCCGATACGGTGCCTATGCGGTCTTGGCTGACTAGCACGCCGTCACGGTCTACGAAAATACGGCCACGTTCCGCTGAATACGTGATTTGGTCGAAATAGGCTTTTACGTTGGTTCCCTCAGCTATGGCGTATTGGCTGCCGCCGCCTAGTTCTACGGTGCCGGCCGCGATGTTGCGGGCGCCTGCGCCGGTCGGGTAATTGACGCCTGCCCGGTCAAGAATGGCATTTATGCGGGTACCGGTAAACTCTTTTGTTGGGTTGTGGCCGGTAATAAACGTTTGGGCTAGCCGGTACATGTTGTCTACGCAAAACACGGTCACGGTATCGAGGCCGCCAAGCGTAAATTGGTAATCATAATTCACGATAAAACCCACAAAGACGTTGCGGGCCGTGTTGGTGTTGTCGTACCGTACGAGCTTTACGGCGCGGCCCGGCGCTAATCCGGGTACCCCGGCGGCTTGGTCGTAGTAAGGGTTGCTTGGGTCGTCGTCAAATGGGTTAAATACGCCGTCAGCCAACGTGTCATTAAGCGTAAAGCTCATAGTGCCATTGGTAAAAGCGTCGCCCTCGTCGCGGCGCCCGCGCTTTATGGACACGTTTAAGGTTCCCTCGGCAACGCTGGCGTAGCTTGTGCTGCCGTCAAGCACGTATTGCGTACTGTCTAGTAGGCCTTTTACGGGGTCGTCGAGCGTGAAACCATCGACCAAAAAACCGACGTCTACAAGTAGGTCATACTTGCCAGCGTTAGGGATTGTTACCGCGGCCATTTACGCAACCGCTACGGGAATTGGGCCTTGCGTTTGGTTGTATTGCCGCAACGAATTAACGACGGCTTCCCCAATCTCGGCGCTAGTAGCCAAACCGCCAGTTACGTTTACCGTGATACCGCCGCCCATTTTGGACATTTGAGACAACGGTACGACCGCCTCGGGGCCAGCCTCACCAATAAGTGCCAACGTAGGGCCGGTCACAATGCCGCCATTGGCCATAGCGGGAATTCCAGCGATGATGCGGTTTACCCGTTCCGTTACTACTACGTCAATGTTTACGGTGCGCTTCATACGTGCCGCAATCGAGTCCATTTGCGCCATGAGTTTTGGCGTCATTTCTTTAAGCTTTTGCGTTATGCCGTCTACCATGTGCTTAGCGGCGTCAATGCCGGCTTGCATAAAGTTTTGGGCAGCCATAAGGCCTATTTCGTCGCCTGCGGCTTTAGCGCTGTCTACGAGTTGGTTGGTTTCCGCGATAGCGGTAGCGCCGCCCGCAATGAGCTGATCGGCAATCGCTATGCCGGTTTCTTGGCCGGCGTCAAGCACTTGTTGCAAAGCTTGCTGGCTAAGGCCAAGGCGCAAAAGCTCACGTACCTTGTTGGCGTAGTCAGCAATACCGGCTACTTGGTCGCGTAGGCCTTGTAAAAAGCCTTTGCCGGTTTCTTTGCCAACGTTTTGGGCGTCGCCAAAATTTAGCGCGCTGGTAATGCTTTCGCTTACCGATTGGGCAAAATCGGCAAACGCTTGTTTAGCGTCCTCAAGGCCTTTAACGGCTTTAGTTAGCGCGTCCTGCAAACCGTCGCGCACTAGCTCGCTAAAACGCTTTACTTTGGCGCCAGCGCCACCGCCGCCGCCTGCCCCGTCGGGGTCAAGCTCGCCGCCCAAATCCTTAGCGGTTTCCGCGAGCCGTTTGGCGTAATAGCTGCCGTAGCTCATGCGGGTACCGGCGTCGTACACTTGTTTAGCAAACGTGTCGAATTGGGCGCCTAGCTGGTCTACGTCAATAAATTCGCCAAAAGCATCCCTAAGCGAACCGGCAGCACCAAGAAAATTACCTTTAAGGCTTTGTAGCGACGCTTGCGCGACCTTAGCGCCACGATAAATAACGTTAATAAATGCAGCAGTCGAAAGAGTCAAACCTTTAAGCACCGGGGTTATGTCCATGCCGGCGCGCTTAAATTCGGCAATCATTTGTTGGACGCCAGCACCAAAACCGTCCTCGCCAATGGCGGCGGTTACGCGCTCAACGGCTGGCGTGACATGGTTGTTAAACCACGTAACGACGGTTTGCACGACGGGAATAAGTGCGCGGCCAAGATTAGTTTTAACGTCGTCTACCGTGGCGCTGAGGATTTTCATTTGCCCGGCAAGGCCGCCCGACGTTCGCGCAAAATCGCCTTGGGCGTCGCCGGTTTGCTCGTAAATAACCTTTTGGGCTGCTAATACTTTTTGCTGCGCGGTAAGTGCGCCGGTGCCTCGGTAAATGCCTAGCTCGAGCGCTGCGGCTTTAAGCGCGGCGTCATTTAGCAATACATTGTATTTGCGTATCGGTTCGTTTTCGCCACGCAAAGCGGCACCTAGTGCCAAAATTGCCTGATCGACGCTTGTATTGTTAAAGCTGGCTAAATCTGCTGCGAGGGTAACAAAATCGGTGCTAAACGTCGATAGGTCTTTGCCCGCTAGCCCGGCTGATTTGCCGAACATAGCAAACGTGGCGGCAGCGTCAAGCGCGGCAGTACGGCTAATACCAAGCTCGCGGGCGGTTGTCCTAGAAAAGTCTTTTACTTCGGCGCTAATGGCGCCAAAAATCACTTCGGTTTTACTAATTGTTTCGTTAAAATCTGAGGCAGCTTTAACCGCGCTAGCGCCAAACGCGACGGCGGCACCAGCGGCCGCGGTCATGGCAATACCAGCGGTAGCCAAACTTGGCGTTAATTTGCCAAACGCTGCTTGCGCTTGTTTTAAGCCTTTGTCTACAAAGCTTGTAAAAATCGGTATGTTAATTGCCACGGCGTACCTTTAAGTTTCGATTGGTGACGCGCTCAACGTCTTTAATAACTTCTGCTACTTTACGCTCGACGCTTGGGCGGTTGCGCTCAATAGTGGGGATAAGTACGCGGGGCTGATCGCCTACGTCGGCCTGCGCTTCGAGATTGGCCACAAATTGGCTGTATGTGTTGCGACCAGCGTGGTCAAAAATAGCGCCGGCCCCGTCAGCTTGCTGAATAACCATAAGGCGGTAAGGCAGCGCGCCAAACGTCACTTGCTCGGTGTATTTGTTGCCGAATTCGTCCGAGCGCGTAAAATTTACGTATCGTTCGCGGGTCGCCCGTACGCCAACTTTTACTTTAAAACCCTTTTGTACGGCCTTATTGTCCCAACGTACCTCGCGACCTTTAACAAGGCTGCCGCGGCGCATACCGGAAAGCGGCGCCCCGTTGCCTTTCGAGTTTTCGTAGCTAGCAACCATTTGGCGCGCCTGCGTAATAATTTCGTCGCCCGCGCCTTTAATGCGTTTTGTTACTTGCCGCCGATACCGAGGGTCTATTTTGTTTAGTTCAGCCAACGTTTCGCGTATGCCCTCTACGGTTACGGCGATTGTTGGCTGCATGGTTTACCTTTGTTGGTGGCGGTCTGTCAATACTTTAACCACGGTCGCTAGGTCTTTAATGTCAAACTCGATACCCGGCGGCCACCACGAAACCGCAACTAGTAGTTCGGCTAGTTGTCGTCGGTAGGTGCCGCTTGGGTAGGGTTTACGGGCTCTTGCTCGACTACCTCGACGTACGGCGCTGACAACTTTTTAATAAAATCGTCGAAAGCTGCGGGTACGGGTTTGCCGGCTTGTTTGCTGGCTTCGTAGGCCAAGTAAGCCAAATCCTCTACGCCCATGGCGGTAGCCATGTCTGAGGCTTTGCGCTTAAATTTACGTTCCCACAAAACAACCGTAAAAAGGTTTGTAGATACCTCGTACGCGCCGTCGCCAGCGTGTACCCGTAGGGATAGTTGCATTATGTGCCTTTCGTGTCGGGCCGATTATGGCCGGTTATTACGGGTTGGTTGTGTCGGCCGAGAACACTCCACCGACAAAGGTTACGTCGATTGTGGAAAGCTCTCCCATGGTCGCGTTAATCACCGGAAGCTCAGTTAGCAGCGCCCCCGTCAGGGTCAGACCCGGATTCGTCGCGCTGTCCACGCCGGTAGCGGGCTTCACAATAACAGTCGTGGTGCCGCCAACAAGGTTGGACAACGTGGCGTAGGTTTCCGAGCTTGCGTAGCTCATGTAAAGGGTAAGGGTCAATTCGTGATTACCAAGGCCCGACACGTACTTGCGGCTGGTGTCACCAAAAGCCGTGGTCTCGAGCTGGTCATAACGCTGCGTAAACGTGGCAGCCGTGCATTGGTCAGACAAGTCCACCGAATTAACGGTGACGACTGGGTTGCTCAAATAGGTGCTGGTGGCCATGGCTTAATTCTCCTCGTTCGTTTCTGTCTCTTTTTTAGCATTTTTTGCGGGCTTTGGTGCGGATACTTTGACAATGGCGCCCGACGCGATCAGCGCGGCAACGTTAATACCGTTGGCTTCGGCGCCCTCGACGTCATACTCAGCGCCTACGACGCCTACCCGGTGGCTTGCAATCTTGTATTTGTCCATAGTTACCCCGTTTGGGCTTGCATTTCTACCGTTAGGTCATAAGCCGGGTATTCGCCGGTACCCATTACGGCAATGGTGGGCCGGCCGTCGGTAACGGCAATGTTAGCCGCCAAAAGCTTTGCGGCCATGTTCATTAGCGAGCGTTGGGCGTCAAGGTTGCCGGGGCCGAGCGTCAAAAGGCGCACCGGGTACGTGATTTGCACAATGTTGTAGTTAATAGCCCGAAAGCTAGGCGCCTCAATAAACGCGCATGGCGGCACAATGTTGCGCGGGTCATTGGCCACTTGCAAGCCGGTAATGCTTTGCAGCTTGGCCGTTAGATCGTCCAAGGCCTCGTTAAATAGATCGGTGTAATTAACGACGCCCATCAGTAAATTTGCGCCCGGTCAATGCCCAATAGCTGCTTAATCATTGGGCTAATTCCAACGCTATTGCCAGCGGTCATGCCGTCAAACCCTGCAAAATCGGTAATGCTGCCACGCTGACGGTACAAAAAGCCACCGTAGGCGATTGTGCCGAGCGTTACGGCCCCGTTAGGGCTGGTGCTTGGGTTATCCCGATAGCCGTTTTCAGCGCGACGCCTAAACGCAAAAGCGTTGGCCGCTGCCGCGCATTGCGTCAAAAATGCCTGATCGAGCGCCGACGCGGTACCGATACCTAGCCAATCCTCAATTTGAGTAGCTGTAACCCATGTGCAAGCGCCGGTAGCGAACGTAAACGTTCCGGTTGCGGCCGTGCGTTGTACGTCGCTGCCGGTGCAAGCAAATAGGACTTGGTTTTGTATTTCTACTTCATAGTTAAAAAGTAGGTCGCCCTCGTCATCGACGCCCAAAAACAAGTAGTTGGGCAGCGCGTAAACGGTGAATGTGCCGTTAAACGGGGCGCCGACGCCCGCGACCGTGAAACTATCGCCCACGGCCAGCGGGTCAGCGTTTGTAAGCAACCCAACAACCGCGTAGTTGTTGAGTAGCTGCTTTTGAGTGATTTGGGCAACCGCCATGGCGGGTTTACCGCCTTTCGGTCAGACGAACTTAACGAACTTGGTGGCGTCAGCCATGAAAGCTGCGGCGTAGCCTCGCCATGCAATCGTTCGCGCCAACTTGCTTGGCTCGTCAATGCTCACGGCACCCTTAGGGGTTTCATAAAACTCGAAACCAGCGGCGGGGCCGGCTGCGTGGCCCATGAACGAGCCGGGCGCGTGCTTGTCCACGACCAGCACAAGGCCAAGCGGGTTGCCGTTCCATGACGTAGCAGCCGACGTACCGGCGGCGTTTTGTCCGTTAAGGCCGGGCGCGCCCACGAATGGGAATACCGGGCGATTCTGATCGTCTGTGGACGACGCCAAAGCGGCCCAACTTGCCGGCGTAACGAACATGTGGGTTGGCAAGTAGTTGGACGATGCCGAAATTTGGCGGGCGCCGTCATAGATTGCCGCAACCCAGTCAGCACCAACGGACGTGTCAGCAACCGACGCGGTTTGCGTAATTGCTGCGTGGCACGTGTCAATCGCGTAGTTGTCGGTGGCCTGTCCGTAGGCGATGGCCAGCTGCTCGAGAACGATGTTGAGCGACGCCGGGTCAGTCCAATCCAAATCCTGCTCGGACATGGTCACGTAGGTACCAAACGTCTTTTTGGAAATGTCATTGTTAGAAATAACAACGGTGGACGGGTCAAGCGTCGTGTTCTGTCCGGTGGGCTGTTCGGTGACAACCGGGCGCGTAGTGATAACCGGACGGCGGAATGTCGCGCCCATCTGTGGCATTGCGCGCGTACCGATTGCAGACACAAAAGGCCTGATCGGGTTAAGCGAGTCATAAACGGGGGTCACGATTACTTCGGGCAGGATGCCAGGCGTGTCGCCGGTAACGACGTTTGGCGCGGCTGCCTTAATGTTGGCGTTAAGCTGCGCGAAATCGTGGCCACCGCGGAAGTATGCGGCCATGTATTCGGAAACCGACGGCAACGCGAAATTGCGCGGCTGTGCGTAAACGGTCGTGGTGATCGGCTGCGCCTCGATAACGGCGGGCTGCTCGGTGTGCTGTTCCATTGGGGTTGTCTCCTCGCTTGGGTTCTTTTGCTCATTATTGCTTACTTCGGGTTCGTTTTGTGGGATAGTCGCGGCGACGCGCTCGACGACGGCACCGGGTACCGCACCGAACGGGACGAGGCTTAGCTCTTGCCATTCGGCGGCTTCGATCACCATTACGTCACCGTCATAGCTAAACCGGGTTGGGTTTACGCCGACGCTTACGGCGTCTAGTACGCCGTCGGCGGCCAGCGTCAAGGCTTCGTTGCCTAGTGCGGTTTCGCTAATGCGCGCCTCAAATAGCAC